TTGATCTGTTTGGAGGTAAAGGGGGACTAGATCCTAAGGGACCTAATTATGTTAGTCCTACTTCCTTACCTAAAATAGATTATAATGACCCATTAACTATGCTTAAAATGTTTAAGAAGATGATTATGAATTATACTTCTTATAATAAAGGGTTAACTTTAATGTTCAAACAAGTTGATCCTAAATTAGATGTTAAAGAGATAGAAAGGGCAGGTGAGGCTATGTTATATGAAAGAGCTTACACTTATATAAGCAAGTTTAAAGTAAAGGATAAAAAGTCCCAAGAAGTCTTAACTTCATATATGGATGGTGAATTAGAAGTTGCCTTTAAATTATCTATTAAGTATTTTGAAGAAATTGAGGAATATGAAAAATGTGCCCTCCTAAAGAAAATTTTTGACCTTTCTTCAAAGTAAATTGGCCTTCCCTAAAAAGTTTATTAACTTCAGATTAAATAAAAAAATAAATAATTTTTAAGAAATAAAGGAAAAAATGAAACAGAGAGAGTATATAAATAATCAGATAGATAGATTAGAAGCTAAAATGAAGCATATAGATTTTTATGCCTCTAGAAATGACCTAGACAATATTAGAATTGTCTTAGCAGAGTGTTTAGATCAATTAGGAGATGTTAGAGCTTCAATTGAACGTGAACCTCTTAGTTCTGATGAAATTAACCGTAGATAAAAAAAATGTTAACAGCTGAGCAAATTCAAAAGAATTGGGAGATTTTTCTCAATAACATTGGAGTTTTTATTTCTGGAGATCGTAAACAGAAATTACTTGATTTTTATAAGGAGTATGAGGATCGTATCATTATGATGCCCGCAGCTCATAAAAAGGAATATCATAATGCCTTCCCAGGTGGTTATGTGGATCATGTTAATCGTGTAGTAGATTGCGCTATTAAATTAGCTAATGTTTGGCAGCAGATGGGAGTAGATATGTCTACATTCACTATGGAAGAATTGATATTCTCAGCTATTAATCATGACTTAGGTAAAATAGGAGATGAAGAACATGAAGCTTATATCCCCCAGACTGACCAATGGAGAAAAGAAAAGTTAGGAGAAACTTACCAACATAGTGATAAATTAGCTTTTGCTTCTATCCCTGACCGTGGCTTATATCTCCTCCAAGCTCATGATGTTAAATATACCTTTAATGAAATGTTAGGCATTCAGACCCATGATGGTTTGTATGATGAAGCTAACAAAAAATACTTAATCAACTTCTCCCCATCTACTAAACCTAGAACTGCTCTTCCTTATATTCTTCATCAGGCAGATTTAATGGCTGCTAGGATTGAATTTGAAAAAGAATGGCTCCTAACTTTTAAAGAAACTAAAGTTGAGGCTAAAAATGAAAATTTTGCTCTAACTAAGGAAAAAAAGACTCCTATTAAGCAAAAAGCTTTAGGAAGTATTAAAAGTGAAAGTTTAAAAAATCTATTAGATAATCTATGACTACTATAATAATTAGTGTATTAGGTTGTTTGGTCGTAATCTTAGGATTCACGACCTTCAACCTTCTAAAGAAAAATGAAAAACAAGAAGATATCTTGGCAGGATATCAAAACTATCTAGACAGCCTCTCCAGAATTGTTGAATTTGCTGATGAAAAAATAAAAACTATAGATAGTAAAGGTATTTTTAAAACAGATGATGAAGTAGGTTTTATATATGAAGAAATAAAAAATCTACAAAAGGTTTTATCAAATTTTAGAATAGATAAATTATGATAAAAGAAGTAACCGAAAAGAAAAAGAAACCATCATCAAATAATTACTTTACTCAAGAGACTGAGGATGCTATAGTGGCCTATAATAGGGCCACTTCCACTGATGAAAAGGAAAAAATTTATCATAGGCATATTCATTATGCTTTTTTTAAATTAACCGAAAATATTATCCATACCTTTAAATTTTATTATACTGAGGTAGATAATATTGAAGACTTGCAACATGAGATTATAACTTTTCTCCTCCAAAAAATGCACCTCTTCAATCCTGAGAAGGGGGCTAAAGCATATTCCTATTTTGGAACAATAGTTAAAAGATATCTTATTATCCAGAACACTAAAAACTATAAGAAAAGAGTTGATAAAGCACCAGTTGAGGAACTATATAAAGATTTAAACCATTCTTATGAATTAGGTACTCCTCTAAACCAGGCTGATTATATCTCAGATTTCATAGATCAATATGTAGAATATTGCTCTGAAAGAATTTATGAGCTATTCCCTAAAGATAAAGATGCCCAGGTAGCTGATGCTATCTTAGAAGTTTTCAGAAAAAGAGAGAATATAGATATTTTTAATAAAAAAGCTCTTTACATCTATATTAGGGAAATGATAGACGTTAAAACCCCACATATAACCCGTGTCGCTGATCGGTTAGGCGAAATATATAAAGAACAATATATCTTTTATTTAAATAACGGATATACTAATTTTTAACCAAAGTATATTTATTATCATGGGTAAGTTTGATAAAAAAATATTTGGTAAGGTAACTTTCTCTAATCTTTTAGAAGAAATTTATAACAACCAAAAAAAGAAAGAGGAACAAATCTCAGTTCTGATTCAAGAACTTAAACCAATGGTTCAGGAAATTGGTGATGCCACTCTTATAGTTCCTCTAATTAAAGAATATCTTGAAATAGGAGTTAAGAATGATGAGGCCCTAATTAAAATGGCTACTATTGTTCAACGTTCTATGCAAGCTGAAGAAGGAGGAGATTCATTTGGGATGTCTGAAGCTGAAAAACAACAGTTGTTAGATGAAGTAAAAAAATATAACGAGGATAAAGGTAAAAAATAATGCCAAAAAATCTTTATGGTATATCTGGCTTATCCCAAGGAGCCCTAAGCTCTTATAGCAACCCTGTTACTCCAGTAAGTAAATTACTTTCAACTAAAAGGGTTAAGGATATAATCTTAGATCAAAATCATCCTAAATTTAAAGAATATGGAGAGTGGGCTTCAATAGGGGCTATTTTTGTTGAAGATGTATCTCAACCCACAACAATTAATGATAGCAATATTATTGTTTATCCTTTATTTCCTAACATAAAACATTATCCTTTATTAAATGAGATAGTTTTAACTTTATCTTTACCTTCAACTGGTTTAGAAACTAATGTTAACTCATCTCGTTTATACTATTTCCCACCCCTTAATATATGGGGTAGTCAACATCATAATGCTATCCCGGGGTTCTCAAATTTAACCCCATCCCAACAAAAAGATTATCAGCAAACTGAAGCTGGAAGTACTAGAAAAGTTACAGATGGTGGAACTGAAATAGAATTAGGTAAGGTATTTAAAGAACAATTAAATATAAATCCACTTCAACCATTTGAAGGAGATTATATATTAGAAGGTAGATTTGGTAATTCCTTAAGATTTGGTAATAGTCAAGGTAAAGACCCTATAACTAAAATTAGAAATGGACAAGGTCCTCAAACTAATGAAGGTTGGACAACTATAGAAGAAAATATTCAAGAAGATAAAGCTTCTATTTATCTAACTTCAACCCAACAAATTTCTCTTCAACCTAATACTTTTAATTACAATTCATATTCCACATCCCCTGAATCTGTTAACCAATACTCCAAACCTCAGGTGCTACTCAACTCAGGTAGAATTGTATTAAATTCTAATCAAGACCATATCTTACTGAGTTCAGCCAAATCTATTAATTTAAACTCTCAAGATTCAGTTAATATTGACAGTAAAAATAAAGTAGTTGTTAATTCTCCTCAAATATTATTAGGAGACAAGTCAGCTACTGAACCTTTATTGTTAGGTAACAAAACAGTTGATTTATTAAGAGATGTATTAACTGCCCTTCAATCTACCCTAAACCAACTTCAAGTTTTAACTAGTTTACCTCCTGGAGCACCCTTTGCTCCTCTTAATATACAATCAGCTGTAGCTAATCAAACTATTAGTAAAGCTTTAGCTACTTTAGAAACTTTAAAATCACCTAATAATAAAACTATATAATGTCTTCATCAGGTCTTTTACAAAGTTTAGCTAAAAAAGTAGCGGGAATTCAAGAACGTTTATTGTCTCAAATAAATAAACTTAAAGAAAAATTTCCCAAAGATACTTGTCCTACTCAAGAAGAACTTCTTATTATTATTGCTAAACGGAATGCTTTAGCAGGTGGAATTAATCAATTACAAAACCAAATTGTAACTCTAGGTCGAACTGGAGATTTAATTACCAAAATTACAACTCCCCTTCCCCCTGCTCTTACTTTACTAAAAGTTCTTCCTTTACCAACAGTCACCCCTGGAGTAACAGCGGGTAGTATAGTAACTTTATCTGATATATTCAGTACCCTAAAAGAAATTTTAAATAGATTTAAATCTATAGCTGGAGGGTTTGATTTTTTAGAAAATTTCACTATCTCTATTTTAAATAAAGTTAATAGTGAATTAAAAAAACTAGATGTCTTAATTGAAAAATGTGCTAAAGAGTCTGGGATTGAATATGAAGTAATTAATGAAGAATTAAATCAAGATCTTACAGAAGAAGGATTTGGAACTTATAAAGGATTCACTTTTGAAATAAAATATGATGAATTAAATCAAACTCCTTATCCTAAAAGATTCGCCCAAGCATTAGATAAGAAAAAAATAGTTAGATTAAAAAGTGAACCATCCTTTGCTTCTGACCCTAATGTTTTAGTTGAAGAACTCAAATTTATAATTGATACTCAAAATTTAAAAGGTGATTAACATAATATTTATAAACAATGAAGACTAACACTTTCAAATCTATAATTAAAGAAGCAGTTAGAGAAGTTATTAGAGAAGAATTAAGAGAAATTTTATTAGAAGCTGTTAAAGCTCCTAAACAAACTGTCACTGAATATACTCCTCAACCTTCTCCATCTTACTCTTCTTCTCCTTCATTAACTATGGAACAAAAAAGAGAACAGTATAGAAACATTTTAGGTGAAACTGCTACTGGTTTTACAACCCAAAACGTAGGTGAATTCAGACCCCAAGGAGTTATGCCTGGATCAGATTTACCAGCTGGTGAGTTAAGTATGAATCAAATAATGGGTTTAATGAATAAATAATGGCTATTAGAATAGGAAACCTACCAGCTATTGACCAACAACCTATTATTGGGGTGGGTATTGGTGTTCCTTTTGTCTCAACCGCTACATCTGGATCTGATCCTTTATTTAGAATAAATTATACAACAGCTGAGCAGTTAAAATCTAATATGATTAATTATTTCCTTTATAGTAGAGGAGAAAGACCTTTAAATCCTAATTTTGGAAGTAGATTAGATGAATTTCTTTTTGAACAAGATTATCCTAATTCTAATGAAATTCTAAAAAAATATATTGAAGATGAGATTAAACTCCTCTTCCCAGCTGTTAGACTAAAAGAAGTTAAAGTTTTATCTAATCCTGAATATCATATTTTAACAGTTCAAATATTTTATTCTGTTTTCACAAGTTTAAATGAATTTATAGAACTTAATATACCATTATAATGCCATATGATTTAATAAATAGTAATAATGGGGTTAATAGAGATATTAAATACATCAATAGAGATTTCTCTGAACTGAGAGCTAATCTTATTGATTTTGCTAAAATCTATTTCCCTAATACTGTAACCGACTTTAGCCCAGCTTCTCCAAGTACTATGTTTATAGAGATGGCTGCCTATGTTGGTGATGTTATGGCTTTTTATACTGACAACCAGATACAGGAAAATTTCACCCAATATGCTAGACAATTAAATAATCTATATGATTTAGCATATATGATGGGTTACAAACCAAAAGTTACTGGAGTCTCAACTGTAGACTTAGAATTTTTTCAAACTGTTCCTGCTGTTTATGACTCAACCTTAGGTCAAAATGTTCCTGATTTTAGATATGCTTTAGTTATTCCTCAAAATACAACAGTTAATAATGTATTATTTTCTAATATTCCATTTTTAACTCAAGATGTTGTTGACTTTAGTCAATCTAGTTCGCTTGATCCCACTACAGTTTCTGTATATGAAATAGAAGGAAATCAACCCAAAACATTCCTTCTTAAAAAGACAATTAAAGCCATATCAGCTCAAATAGCCACTACAACAGTATCTTTTACTACTCCTGTTAAGTTTGAAACCATTGAAATATCTAACAATAACATAGTAGGAATATTAGACATAACAGATAGTGATGGTAATGAATGGTATGAAGTAGATTATTTAGCTCAAGAAACTATATTTGAATCTGTTAAAAACACTAATCCCTTCCCTGATCCTAATACTCAACCTGACGCTTCTCAGGCACCTTATATTTTACAATTAAAAAAAGTTCCAAGAAGATTTGTATCTAGATTTATTAATCCAACAACTTTACAACTACAGTTTGGTGCGGGTACTACTAATGATGTTGATGAGATCATAATACCTAATCCCGATAATGTAGGTATTGGATTGCCTTCTACTCAAAATAAATTAACAACTGCTTTTTCACCATCTAATTTTTTATTTACTAAAACTTATGGTGTAGCCCCTTCTAATACCACTTTAACTATAAGATACTTAACTGGAGGAGGATTAGGATCTAATGTGCCTGCTGGTTCTATAACATCATTATCAAATACATCTGGAATTAGATTTACTGTTAGTAATTTAGATGCCACACTAGCCCAATCTGCTTTTAACTCTTTAACTGTTAATAATCCTAATGCTTCATCTGGAGGCAATAATGGTGACTCTGAAATTGATTTAAGATATAATTCTTTAGCTAACTATGCGGCCCAATTAAGAACAGTAACTCAAGAAGATTATTTAGTTAGAGCCTTAAGTATGCCCTCACTTTATGGTTCTATAGCTAAAGCTTATATAGAACCTACCAAACTTGAAAATCTTCTCCCAGGTGAGACTCCAACTAGTTTAGACTTGTATGTTTTAGCTTTTGATCAAAATAAAAATTTAACTTTAGCTTCTACAACTTTAAAACAAAACTTATCTACTTATCTTTCTCAATATAGAATTATAAATGATTCTATTAAAATTAGAGATGCTTTTATAATTAATATAGGTGTAGATTTTGAAATTTTAGTATTACCTAATTTTAATAGTAATGATATTTTAACTCAATGTATTAATGAGTTAATAACATATTTTAATGTTAATAATTCACAAATTAATCAACCTATATTTTTAAATGAACTTTATTCTCTATTAAATGGAATAAAAGGAGTTCAAAATGTTAAAAATATTTCTATTACTAATAAAGTAGGTGAAAGTTTAGGTTACTCTAAATATGCTTATGACATAAAAGGAGCTACAAGTAATGGTGTTGTTTATCCCTCTCAAGATCCTTCAATTTTTGAAGTAAAATATCCTAATTCTGACATAAAAGGTAGAGTAGTATCAATTTAACAACATGGCAATATATAAACTATTCCCCGAAAAAGACGCCACTATATACTCAGGGTATCCCCTTATGAATACTGGTTTGGATGAAATTTTAGAAGCTTCTACTTTTTATGATACCCTTAATCCTGAGGTTAGTAGATATCTTCTTAAATTTTCTCAAGATGAGATAAATGATTTATTAAATAATAAAATAGGTACTTCTTCATATCAAATTAACCTAAGAAATTTTATAGCAAATATAACAGGATTAAACTCAGACACCACACTTGAGATATACCCGGTGTCCGGATCTTGGAATATGGGTACTGGCAGATATTCAAACTCTCCCCAAGTTAAAAATGGTGTGTCTTGGAAATATAGAACAACATCTGGATCTGGAGAATGGTCTACTTCATTTACACCTTATGTAACCGCTTCTTATCCTTCAACTAACTCTGGAGGAGGAACTTGGTATACTGGATCTGCTTTAGGATTAGTCATAACTGCTTCCCAAACTTTAAGTTACTCTAGTGATAAAGATTTAAATGTTAATGTTACTAACATAGTTAGAAATTGGTATAGTTCTTCTCAAGGTGGGTTTGTTAATGATGGGTTTATTGTTAAACAATCTAACTCAAGTGAGTTTATAGCTGACCTAGATTATGTTACTACTGTTAAGTACTTTTCTATAGATACACATACTATATACCCACCATGCCTTGAGTTTAGATGGAGAGACTATTCATTTAACACCGGATCCTCCGCTAATACTATTATAACTACTCCTAGACTAGTTGCCTCTTTAGGTGATAATAATGGTTATTATAGATTAGATAGTGTTGAAAAATTTAGAATAAACTGTAGACCCCAATTCCCAACTAAAACTTACCAAACATCTTCAGCTTATACTACTAACTATTATTTACCAACAACTTCTTATTATGCTATAAAAGATTTAGATACTAATGAGTTTGTTATAGATTTTGATACTAATTACACACAAATAAGTACTGACAGTGAAAGTAGTTACTTCACATTATATATGAATGGATTAGAACCTGAAAGATACTATCAGATTTTAATCAAAACTATAATAGGAGGTGAAACCTTAATCTTAGATGACAACTACTACTTTAAAGTAATAAACGGATGATAGATTCAGGTAGTAAAATAGATCTTATAAAAAAGCTTTATGATAAAAGAGCTTATTTAAATGTCTTTGATACTCAATTTAATGAGTTATCACAACCTTCTAGTTCTATTGAACCTGGGGTGACTATAGATGAGTTTTTTCAACAATATAATGATTTATTTTATGAAATACCTAAACTAGGAGAAACCAATTCTCATGAATATCTTGTAAAACAAAGCTCAGACTATATAGGCTCAGCAGTTTTAACTGATGATATTCAAGCTCTTCTTGATGAAATTACATCTTTAAGAGAAGAAAATTTGGAATTACAAAGAAATATTATAGATTTAACAACTAACACTAATTCTTGATTATGGTTAATATAACACCTTTATCATTTACCCCTGACTCTGTCCATCAAGAATATTCTCTTAATCAAGAGGCGCTAATTCCATCAATTTTATCTTCTTCATTATTTAATCCTGGAACTGATTATATAGTTGTCTCATTAGAAACTTTAACTGGAGATCTTCTTTATTCTAGTAGAAATGTTCGTTACGCTATAAGAGATGTTCCTAACACTATAACTCAAAAATCAACTCCTGAAGTATTAGTTTTCCCATCTGAAGACTTAGAAAATTCAAGTTATAGTGAGGGAGATTATAATATATTTTATAACTTTTATAGAACAGTCCTAGAATCTGATAAAAATTTATTCTTTATTAAGGACATATCACCTAGTAGAACTGAAATTAGAATATCAGTTAATAGTCTAGATGATAAAAAAATTGAGTCTTTATTTAATGAGTTTAAAACTTTATTAGATGAGGGTTCATATTTTAAAGACTTTTACATCAATATTGGAGATTACTATTATATAGCTATTAATACCCAGTTAGATAACTTAACTTCTCCTTATACTATACTATTTAAGTTATACCAACCCCTACCTTCTGAGGTTGAACTAAATGATCAAGTTCAAGTTGTATTTGAAACAGCTGAAACTTACGGTTTTAATATTAGTACTCCCATAACACCTATCAATTTTGATGAGGATGTAGAGTATATTAAGGGTCCAAATTTTAACTTAAATCTTGATGATCAAGTTAATAATTCAACTTTTGAACAAGATTATAATTCATTAACTAATACCCCATTAACTTCTTCATATAATCAAATTCAAAACATCTTAAACCAAAAAGGTGTAACCATAGATACAGATTATACAGACTTCTCCAACTTCATCCATTTCAGCTCAGCCCAACAAAGACTTTTAAATTTTGTTTATAAAGTAGGATTGATTGAAAGTTATAATAATGATATAAACTTAATAAGAACTATTACAGGTTCTACCTCTTCTTCTTTAGCGGTAGCTGCTAGTATACAAAATATACAAAATCAAATAACTGATCTTATTAAGAATTTTGATGGGTATGAAAATTTCCTCTATTACACCTCAGGAACTTATGCTTATCCTAAATCAAACTCTACGGCTCCTTACACCCTCCAATCTACAGGCAGTAATGATGTTTTAATATGGTTAGGCAGTACCACTGAAGGATCTGAAGTTTATGGAGGAAGACTCCTTTCAGCTTCATTATTTGATGATCAAAATATAAATTATTTATATAATACTGTACCTAAATACATAAAAGATGACCCCATTAATGCGGGGTATGAACTTTTTATAAGTATGGTTGGTCAACATTTTGATAATCTCTATGTTTATATAAACGCTATAACTGATAGATATGATGCTGATAATAGATTAAATTATGGTATTCCTAAAGAATTAGTAGCCGACGCTTTGAGATCTATGGGTGTTAAATTATACCAAAATAATTTCTCATCAGATGATTTATATGCTGCTTTCTTAGGTATTAATGGGTCAGGTAGTTTCTTACCTCCAACTGGATCTGAAGTAATAACTAATTATGTTACTGCTTCAAACGAACCCATTCCTTTAAATAATCTAAATTTAGAGACATATAAACGTTTATATCATAATTTACCTTATTTACTTAAGAAAAAAGGTACAGTTGAAGGTTTAAGAGCTTTAATTAATATATTTGGTATTCCTGATACAATATTAAGAATATCTGAATTTGGGGGTAAGAATAAAGATAATACTAATGATTGGGATTATTTCCAAAATAAATTTAATTATGCTTTATTTACTAGTGGGGCTAATAATCAATTTATTAATATATCTTGGAGTCTTAATTCTTTATGGGGAAGTCTAAATAATAAACCTGAATCTTTACTATTTAGATTTAAACCCCAATCTATACCTAATTCTTCAAGTTACCAAAGTTTATTATATAAACCAGATATCCCATCTGGTAATCCTATTTATCAATTAGCCCTAACCTTAGAATATACAGGATCTAATTTAACTGGATCATACTCAGGCTATATACATTCAGAATCTAGAGAATATGCTAATTTAGTATTTAGACATGGAAGTAATTGGGTTCCAACTCTTGAAATAACTGCTCCTTTTTATGATGGTAACTGGTGGTCTGTTTATTTAGATAAATCTGGTAGTTCATCACCTTTCTCTTATACTTTAAAAGTAGCTAATAAAATATATGTAGG